ACTGGCTGGTGTCAGTATTGCTTTTACCAGTGCGGCAAGGGCGCACAACCCAAACACTCATTTCCAGATGAGGAAATCATCGGCGCGCCGCCGCGCCGAACGAGGCAGGTGCCACTCATCTGGGCGTTGCAGGATGGTTCGGCGGAAACTGTAGTGGACCAACAAGAGCAGCAAGCAAGCGATAGCGAAGTCGCCCCACACAAGGTAACCTCTGTACCGCAAGCCTAACCGGGCCGGATGCGGTACGCAAGTTACTTCTGTACTCGCCGCTGTTTCCGAAGTTTCGCCCGTCGCGACCGGCCAACTGCTTGCACAATCGAGTAATGACAGCCGCAATTTGAGCAGGTGTGCGGGCGATGTTTCGCAATCAGGTGGCAGCAGCAATCCTTTTCCCGGCAGGAGCGCCGATCTGCCGCCACATCGCCAGGCCGCGCCGGATGGCCGGGACGGCGCTTAGGATCATCGCAACAATCGTAGTGTAGTACCTTGCTGGGCGTGCGCGCTAATTGTTCGGCTTTAGCAATGGATTTAGTTGTCATTTCGGCCCTCTAGAATTCTTGCGTGCAAGCTCACCGGCGCGATGCAAGATGGCACGCCGGGTATGCGGCCCAAAATCGCTGAATTGCGCGTTGTTCGGCACCAACCCGGCATAGCTGGCGAATTCCCGGATGGCTTGGACGATATGGCGCGCGTCGTCTTCGGGGGTTTCGCCCCGGCAGTTCGCACAGATGTCGTTGTCATCCACGCTCTCGCGGCAGTAACCGCAGTTGGCGCAGATCATGCAATCCTCATTTTCTTGGTGCTGGCAGCCAAAGTACCGGCGATAGGCCGTCGCGATGGCTTTCTGTCCGGCCAAGGGCAGCAGCGAAGTGGTTTTGACTAGGTTGTAAGCAGGGCAGTTGGGAATGCCCGCAAGCGCCGCCTTGCGGTCGGCTTCGTCCTGCATTGTCCACCAGTGTTCAATTCTCGGATTTATTGTCATCGGATGACCTGGAATAACTGTTCAACGCGCTTGGAGTCTACTTCTACATCTCCGCGCACACAGGCATACGCTTGCTCGACGCCTACGGTTGAACCTGTCGAGCCTGTCTGTGGAATATCGGTCAGGGCATCCTCATCATAACTTTCGCAATCGTAATCAATAACGGCGACTTCGATATCGGCACTACTGAGGATGTCTTGAATAAGGCCGCCGTCGCAAACGATGACAAGTTTTGCGGTATTGCCCATCGCATACCGCATGGCTCCAATCAGGGTATAAACGGGTTGCGGCTCTAGCCGTTCCGCGATCTCTTCATCTGTCAACCCGTGATTGAATAGGTCGGCAATATACTCGCTTAGCGCCTGCGGGCTTCCGTCGCGTTCACACGTTGCGACGGATTCCAGATTAGCATCGCAAGTACAGGGTTTCTGGTTTTTCTTTTTCGGTGTCATTAGCGTTTCCCTCCGAGTCTGGTTGACTCAATAGCACGGCATGGGAGAAATGCCGGGCTAATGCGGCAACTAACGTTCTAGTTGCGGGATGAATAACTCTATTGTCTCGCCGTCTTTTGCCCAAGCATCAGCCAGAGCTTGATCTTCATTCGCACACGCCATGCTCGCCTTGCGCTGGCAGGCTTGCGCGACTTGATCCAGCAAAGCATCAAGATCGTAGGTGTCCAAGAGCCAGTCGAAGACCGCGACTGGGTGCACAGGTGCAGATTGTGGCGCGTTCTCACAGGGCCCGGCTGCGTCTTGATCGCTGGCGTTCGTTTCGCAGTAGAGACAGCGCTCTGTCTTGCTGTTGAATACGTGCTGGCGCACCCCGAAATGCTGCTGCAAAGTTAAAAGCAGGACATCAAGTGAATTGTCTGTCTTGTCTGTCATTTCGTCCTCCATTTCCGCTGAGTCTAATTGACTCGCACCGCGCTAAGACGAAGCCGGACACGGTGCGCGGCAACTAAAAAAGAACGCTAAACGGCACACTTTCCCTTCCCAAGATAGTGCGCGCCGTTGACCGACACCTTGAGACCTTCGGCAAGCGCACCGTCTGCGATGTCTTGCGTCAAATCGGTTTGATCGCTGTACGCGATGTTGCCGTCAGCGCCTTCGACTTTCTGCATGAAGCGCGCGCCGCGCTTGCTGCAGGCGGAGATCATGTAGAATCCCCGGCCCGCGATAACCAGATCGTATTTCGCGGAGGGGAAGCGTCTGGTAGTACCTTGCGCCGTTCGCGCTTTAATTGTCTTGCCTGATTTGAGTGTCATAAGCGTTTCCTCGGAGTCTAGCAGACTCGCCGCGCGCCAAACGTTACCGCAGTCGGACGCACGGCCAGCACGCTAGATATTCGACGGTTCAAAGTGGTGCCCGCTCTTATCGGGACACATACGATCCGGTTTATGCGCTGATTCGGCTTCGCCGCACCCCCTGCAATAAACCTCAAACAGCTCTACGGTGTCTCGTTCTTCGGCTTCCGCGTCGTCCGCGTCGCTTGGCAATCGAGGATACACGACATAAGTATCGGTATCCCAGTCACAGCCGTCAAGTTTTCTCAACGCATCGCACAAGCGAGTATAAGCATCCTTTGCGGATTCCGCGCGTAATGTGATTGTGACGTTGCGGAATTCTACCTCCATATTTGATCCCCTTTCTAATTTAAGCCGTCACGTAATCCCAAGGATAACACGGGACGGTCATCGCGCCCATTCAAATTCAGCTTTCTTGCTCAGCCTGCCAGGATTGTGAGTGCTGTTATACTGCTGGCACAATTCCCTGGCACGTTCATAACTTACGCCCCGCGCCAAAATAGGTCTAGCACCCTCTTCTGTACGCTACCAATGTGCAAAGCGGGTACGGCTGTCCCACTTGTAGCTGCAGCGCTGGCACTCACAGGCCCGGACGGTATCAGATCGCGGTTTCATCTGCATCTATTTCGTACTTCCCCTGCTCGAAGCCCACAATCGCAGGGATCACAACCTTCAAGCAGTTTAATATTGCGAGAGCTGACCTGCTTTGCCCACTCTGTAAACTGCTTCTCAGTGTGGACATGATGCTGCCCTTCGTACGGTCCTACCATGTTAGTAACATGGACTAGGCCGTCAGGGGTGCGTTGTACGTAATGATTCATCTCAAACATAGCCTGACACCTCACGGAAGGACAGCGTATAGCTGCCCAACCGTCAAAGGTCACACAGCATCATTTCCAGCTCCCCTCTTTTCTAGCCGTGTTCCGATACTCGCACGGTGCGGCCAAAGTTACCCTCTTTTGTCACACTTAGGCCCGTGACCCAGAGCACGCTGAATTCATCCGCGTTATTCCGCCACCGTCTGACTCGTGATTGCACGCGGCTACAATGCGCCAACCGTCCGGCAGGGTATACTCGCCTAGCTTGCGGTCAAGTACGAGCTGGAAACAGGCATTCTGTACCAGCATAGGCGCGCGGTTTAGTTCGTCCAAGAATAGGACGCCCGTCCCATCGCGCGGCAGGAATTCAGGGATGGCCCAATGCGCGCGATTGTCACCGTTAACGTGCGGCAGTCCGCGCAGGTCTACAGGATCAAGCAAGACGGCGCGCACGTCCTTAACCTGTCCGTAACTGCCTATGCCGACTTGATGGACAATGGCCGACTTGCCGATACCGGGCTTACCCCAAAGACAAACGGACTGCCCGGCCTTGAGACAGATGTCTAAAGCAATCGCCAATAGGCTAGGTTTTGGGCTAATCATTGGATCACCTCAGATTTGAGAATTACCGTGTCGTCCGGGTTTAGCTTGCTTATGGCAGTATAGACGGTTACGGGATCGGCGTTTGCGGTAAACGCGGTTGGTAGTACGTCCGTGCCGAATAGATCGCGGATTTTCTCAGAGCCGCGCCCGGTATGGCGGACGCACCACATGCCCGAATCGCGGTAGAGTGTGAGTGTCATTAGCGTTACCTCAAGATGGGATGTCAAGCGCTTTTGTGCGCTTGGCACATTGTGCAAGGATTCCGGCATCATGTCAATGGCCCGAAAGTGCTAGTTACCGTGGTAATCCGCCCGGAAGGGGCGGGGGTTACGCGGCGATTACGAAAGTAATCAATTTGGCGCATTTTTCGCTTCGAGGAAGTGGTTTAGTGAGGCCAGGTCGCAGGCGCAGCTAGCGGCATGCCCAAAACTTGCACAAAACAGCACACCACAAAGCAAGATTGGCTGATAGCAAATGGGTTAAGCGCTAGAGGCGTGGGTTCATCTTGAACTCGCGCCGATTGGTGGGGTATTTCACTGCGAATGAATGGCGAATGGCGAGAGTACTACTTTACGTTTTGCGCGCGCGCTAGGGGGGCGCTAACCCCCTTGGGGGGCCTCGACTTGGCGCTCGTCACCCGGCAACGGCTGCAAGTCGGCAGGTTCGCAGTAGACCAGGCCGTCCCCATCCAGATCCACTACCACCGGTAGGGGCAAAACCAGCCAGATCGTGCCAGCCTCTCCCCATTTCACTCCCTCAACCTCACGCACTAGCCTAACCCGCAGCCCAACCCTAAGTTCGTCGTACTTCATTACGCCAGTACCGTGTGCAGCTTCTCCAGCCGCTGCAACCCTTCTTCAATCTTGGCCGCAACCTGTTCGTAGTCGGTTTTCATTTTTTCCCGCAAGGCGGTGCGCCGCTGAATCTCCCTGTCGATATAAGCAATTCCAGCTTCGGAATTATCGATGAACTGGGCCAGCCCATTATGATGCCCAGCGCGAGTAAGCAATTGGGATTCTCGCTTGGTTTTAGCCATCGCCCTCCGCCTTTTCATTTCTGCGCTGCGTTCCGCCTTCGTTCTGCCCCAGCCATAATTTCTCTTTCTAGGTCTCGCCATACGTTAGTCTCCTTGGGCCGCGCCGCCGAAATTGGCTCGAATTGACCACAACAGCGAGAGCGCTTGCCCTTCAGTGGCAGCACGACGCGCTCGCTCATAAAGAATTCCTTTCGGCGGCAGCTCCGATCGTTTGGCAAGTTGCGCAGCGGGTCCTCACAAGCTGAACTTGCCATTCGCAGAGCCGCCGCCGGAAACAGTATAGTCCCATTGTCAAGGTTTCATTTGTCTTGGCCAGCAGAAGCAGCTTAGCTCTATGAGAATTATAAGCAAGGGAAGGCCGGAGAGCAGCGGGCGGGGCTTCACCCCCCAGAACCAGTCGATGAATATAACAAGCTGCGAGCCGATAATGCTGAATGATCGTATCTTTTGTGCCACGGCCAAACCCCCTTCCGCTCGCCCCGCCCCTGTCAGAAAAACCTGTATATTTTTCTGACAAAATCGGCGCGAGTGGCAGCCACTCTCCACCCGCGCCAGTCTTGTAGCAGGCAAATACCGACACTATAGCAGTGCAGGGGCAAATTTGTCTAGCTCGATTTAGGCATGCGAGCGTCAGTTTTTATCAAATTGAGAATCGCCTGCCGCAAACGTTCCTGCGTGCCCGGATCAAGCGGATCGCCCTCCACGATGGCGCTGGCGACCCGCTTCACGTTAGTTGGAATCGCTTGGTTCGGCCGCTTGAGCACGATGATAGGCTTATCGAGCAGCACCATCGCGCCAAACTGTAAGCACAAGGACGGACTGGGTTCGCCCAATAATGCGACAGAGAAAGCCGCTTTCCGTATAGCGGGGAAATTGCGCTCCTCCATCTCCTCCAGCCAGGCTTTAAGTTCGGCGTCGTCAAATATGCTCATTGTTCCTCCCTCGCCAAAAGGCAGCGCAGGCTAAGCGGGCGTCAGCGAGAAGATCTTTAAGCCCGGCATTTTCCCGCAGCTCCTCTGTCTCGGCCAGGGTGGGCGGCCTGAGCCGCAAACCCTCATCGTAAATCGATATTACCTGACAGCCCAAACAAACGGCACAGTCTCCCGGCTCCGGTCCCCGCGTGCCGTCTACGGGGCTGGCCAAATCATTGGTCCTGCCGCATGATGGGCAACGCGATGATGGAAGCTGGTAGACGTACATGATTAGTCTAAAAATTTGGGGTCTGTCAAGAAGCCTACGCTTCCCGGCAAACCCCCCGCTAGTTACGCTTTTTTGACGGCATCGAACAACTTAGCCACATCCGCGCGTAAGTCGCTAAGCTCCTTTTTGACGCGGGCTACGGTCAGCCAACACACCACAAACCCACCCGCAAAGCCGCCTATGGCAAAATACAATTCTTTCATTTGGAATTTCCCTCCTGAATCAGATGGCCCGACAAGGGCACACTCCATGAGAGTATACACCGCCAGCATGAAAACAAGGAGTTTTTTACGGCCTTCGATCCCATTACCGGCATCAGCAATGTAGTCAACACGGTTCTTTCCCGCGTGCTTCCCGACAAGCAGGCTAATGATGCGGCGAAGGCGCAGCTCACCCAGATGTTGGTCTCCGGCGAACTCAGCCAAATTACCGCCCAGCTTAACGTGGACACGGCCGAAGCTGCCAGCCACAGCACCTTTGTTGCGGGCTGGCGGCCCTTCATTGGCTGGATCTGTGGCATCGCCCTGGCGGTGGATTTCGTGGTGCGCCCCTTCTTCATTTGGGCGGCCAATCTGGTCCGCCGTCCGGTGGAATTTCCTAATCTCGACATGACCGAGCTGATGCCCTTGGTGCTGGGTATGCTGGGCATGGCGGGTATGCACGCCTACCAGGAAGTGCAGAAACAAAATGGCAAAAACTGATGAACTGGAGCGACTGGATTCGGGAAGGGCTGGACCTATGGCCAGGCATGACCCTAGCCGAGGTTCCGCTGCTGATGGGCGAAGCCACGCAACGGCTACCATTTGGTACGATCGCACCCGCCTCAGAAACCGAAACAATTCCTGCCTGAGCTAATGCTCTAAGCGGAAACTGAAACTGTAATCGACGAACACGCGCTGCCCGGCCGCAGGCAGAGTCTGCGCGTGCAGCGCGCTTACATGGCCGCTAATCAGGCGTAAGGCGCTGGGGTCGCGCTCATCCTCACAGAGCGTAGCCACAAATTTCTCTCCGTTGAAAACCTCGACTACTTGGACTTCACGGAGCTTATGCCTTTTGACCTGGAAAGTAATTGCCATTTCGTCCTCCTTGTATTATGCCGCTGGCGCAAGTTTCTAATCAGTAAATCCAAGCTCCGCACTGCCAGAAGGATCAGCGCGAACAGTCCAACTTCCTCGATCGGTTCTAGGGTGGCAACCAGAATAAACGCGGCCAGCAGAATAAACGCGACCAGGGCAAGCAGAATAAACCAAATCTGAAATCTAATCAACCAGTCCTCCATAAGGATGCCGCAATAAATGACGGGCAAGAACCAAATCATCGGCGGTGCCTTTCAGGACGCCCAAGGCAACACCCTCGCGAACGGCTATCTCGTCCTGCAATTATCGCACGATGAGCAGGAGTCAGTCGATCCCGGCCAGGTTGTTTCTGGCTACACCCTGAAAGTGCCGCTTGATACCAACGGCAACGTAGCCGGAACGGTCTACGTTTGGCCCAACGATCAGCTTAGCCCCATCAATTCTTACTACATCGTCAACGCCTATCGCAGCGATGGCACGCTGGCCTGGCAGGCTCCGCAATACCAAACCATAACTTCAACCACTTCGCCGTTTAATCTCGGCTCTTGGGTGCCGTCGAACCCGCCACCTAGTACGGGAGTTCCCGCCGGTTCGCTGGTATTGCAGGTGAATGGGACTAACGCCGGAAGCCAGTCGAAACTCAATGCCCAAAGCGGTTCGGGGATAACTATTAGCGATAACGGCTCCGGCACCTGGACCTTCACCAATACTCTGGGCGCAGTGCTATTGAATCCTTCCGGCGACCAGACCATTTCGAATGGGGCGCTATGGATTGGGGTAGACGCGCTTTATTCCTCGAACATTGGCAACACCGTCTTCGCCTCGGGCGGCGCGAAACTCTCTACCGGCGGCAACCTTACCGCTATCGGCTACAACGCCGGAACCAGTAACACGACTGCGGCAGGCAACACCTACGTCGGCGCTTATGCCGGACAAAGCAACGTTTCTGGCAGCGCCAATACTTTTGTGGGTGAGAATGCGGGCTGGAATAGCACCAGCTCATTTAACTGCTTTATGGGAGTGAATGCCGGACAGGCCAATACCACCGGCAACGGCACATTCGTGGGCGCGTATGCGGGCTACTCTAATTCAACGGCGTCCGCCAACACCTATGTGGGCAACAGTGCCGGGCGGCTGAACTCGACCGGCGGAAACAACACTTTCATTGGGGACAGCGCCGGATACAACTGCACTACATCTTATTGCACTCTGATCGGGAACGGGGCCGGATACAACGTCACCACCGGCAGCACCAACACGTACATCGGAACCTTCGCCGGATACGACACCCAGAGCGGCAACACCAATACCGCCATCGGGGCCAGCGCTGGCTATAGCAACGTTTCCGGCTCGGGCAACGTATTCATTGGGGCCAGCGCTGGCTACAATGAGACCGGCTCCAACAAGCTGTACATTTCGAACTCGAATACCACAACCCCGCTTATTGGCGGCAACTTTTCCACCAATACCGTCTCCATCGCGGGCACGCTCTCTAGCTACAACGGAACGGCGACTGCGGGCATAGGTCTGGCAGCGGAATATGGGCAACTGCTGCAAACCGGGCAGAACTCAAATTATAACTCGGGCAACGCTTACACCTTATTTACTCCCGCCGCCAGCGGGCTTTACCGCATCACGGTTTACAGCATTGTTACTACTCCGGACGGCACTTCCAGCACGCTGCCCTCAAACACTATTGGCTGGACCGATCCCACCTCAAGCGTCGCTCAAACCTTCGCCGCCACCGCCACCAACAGCGGCAACAGCACTCACACCTGGGTGGGCAATCAAGTTACGGTTTATGCCAAGGCCAGCACGGCCATCACCTTGACCCAGGCAGGCTATGCCAGTAACACCAGCGGGACCATGCACTTCACCATCGCCGCTACTGTTGAGGCGCTCTAGGACGGCGTTAACTCCCGGCTGGCGTTCATGGCGTCATGGATCGCGGCCAGCATACATTCCCACCCGATATCGGACAGGATGATTTTGGTGGTTTTGCCGTAGCTGGTGTGCTCGACCACTTCTCCCGCCACCAGCCTGCGAAAATCGTCCCCGCTAAGGCAGATTCTGTTCTCCTGCATTTGATCGCGCCTTGGCTTTCTGTACCAGGATTTCGATGCGTTTTTGGGCGGCAACGCGAAACGCTTTAGGCAGAAAAGAATCGGCCTGCAAGGTGCGCAGCAGGCTCAATTTGACGTTTTGGCCCGGCTGTAGGATCACATTGCCGCACTTGGCCCGGCGAAACTTCCACTTCGCCAGCTTGCTGGTATAATCGGACTCGTTGGGCATGGGCGGCGGATCTTGCCGGTCATAGCCGCCGGTAGCGTAGGTCTTCAGTCTTTCGAGCGCAGTTACGCGCGCTCGCGCCCGGTCAAAAAACGGGAAGTCTTTAGGGTTGCAAACCGTCAGCGCGTAAAGAATTTTCCTGTCCGCTACCCTTTCTGTGGCTATGCAGCCGATGGGGAACTGTTTCGCGTCGCGCAGGAAAAAGTGCCGCACCGCTTGGTTCATTCTGGTTCTCCTTCAAGGAAGAATAACACATCTTGTCAAGCGGGCGCTTTGAGAAATTCTACTGTAAAGGCTCGCGCAGCCTAGACACCTGAGAGTACACGGCCAGCAACTCCTCACGATAGAGCCTGCCCAGCTTCCCCGCATTCTGCATTTTTACTACACGCTCCACCAGCTCCGCCAGCCTGTCGTCCTCTAGCAAAATGGCGCAATCGGCGCAAGCGGCGAAGTATCCTGGCTCAAATGTTGCGCAGAACACGGTACAGTGAATAGCTGGGTTGCGAAATTGGAATTTCGGACTGGGCGAGTCGCAGAAGTCGCATTTCATTTTCATATTTGAGTCCCCGTGCCCGAGGGACTCCGTGACAAGGGAAGCCAGGACGCTCCCAGCGGGGCACGGGGGACTATCCCTGGTTGACCAGGAACATCATCCACATTAGCATTCCATGTCAAGTGAAATTTGCGGGCGAGTGGAACGGATAAACCATCGGGGCCTCATAAGCCAACGGATAGCCGGTTCGACTCCGGTGCCCGCTACCAAATATGCTTCTTGAACTAAGCGAAGTAAAACCCAGCGCCCAATTCAGCCCGCCCACCCAGCATAATGGCGAAGCGCTTACCTTGTCTTCGGCCGCTACCAGCGGGTCGTTCATTATCGTCCGCTATTATGGCGAAGAAACCATCGCCGGTCCGGCGGTTGAGCGCTTTTTCGTGGACGTGTACTTCAACCAGCAGGGTGCGGAGGCTTTTCGCGTCAAGGTGAAAATCATCCAGCCGCCGCCGCCGCCACCCAACCTGTGGCAGCGCATCAGCAGCTCTCTCAGCTATATTTTCCGCCCAGCCAAACCAGCTTTAGTTATGCCCTAAGCGCCGCAGAGGAGAAACCATGAGTGCAAGAAGGGGCCTGATGATTGGCCTGCCCTTTTCGGGCAATCCGGTCCGCCCAGAATGGGCGCTTACCCTGGCCATGATGGACCGGCCACTTTCGTTCAATTACGCCTTCGCGCCGGTACATGGCAAGGATGTTGATGAGGCGCGCAATGCTATTGCCGACTTGGCCGTGCAACATAAAGTGAAGTACCTATTCTTTTTGGACGATGACGTTACTCCCACCAAGAACTGCCTGACCAAACTCACCTACTACCTGGACCAGCCGCAGAACAAGGATGTGGCGGTGGTGGGCGGCATCTACTGCACCAAGACCGACCCGGCCGTGCCGCTGGTGTTTAAGGATGAGGGCGTCGGCCCCTATTGGGAATGGAAGATGGGCGATGTTTTTGAAGTCAACGGCTTGGCGACGGGCTGCATGCTCATCCGGGTGGAAATCTTCGAGCAGCTCGAAAAGCCCTATTTCAAAACCGTGGATGAGCCCTCTACCCCGACGGCGGGCACAACTACGGTGACCGACGATCTGTATTTCTGCAAGAAAGTCCGCGACAAAAACTACAAGATTGTCGCTGATTCGAACATCTGGTGTCTGCATTGGGATGTCAATGGTAAGTGGTATGACATTCCGGCAGACAGCTATCCGAAATTGCCTCGTGAAAAAGGCACGAATTAAGCGGGAGAAGACGCTACGTTTGCGCGCATGTCCCGAACAGAACAAATCAATCAAAGGAAAACCTAATGGCAAACGTAAACACATTTTCGGGATGGTATAACATCACGCAGACCATCGGAGGCACTAGCGAGACAACTCTACTCGTTCCCTCGGCCAGCACCTATCCCGGACTTCCCTCTCCCGCCCTCGCGGCTGGGACTGGCCTGTTCGTCCAGCCCCCGCCAGATGTGACCGGCAGCGAACTGGACGGCCATCCGTTCCGCGTCCGCATCTCCGGTGTCGTAAACAACGGCGCAAGCAACTCGTTCACTCTCAACTTGTACCTAGGCACCAGCTCCACTATTGCCAGCAACACACAGATTGCCACCTTCTCCCAGGTCGCGGCTACCACGGCCAACTATCCGTTCATCGCGGAACTGCTTTGCATCTGGGACTCGACGAGCACCAAACTGTGGCTCGCCTCGCAGGCATTGCTGGACGGCATATTCACAGCGCTCAGCACGAGCCACTGCACGGTAACTACGGTCTCGACCGTGGCTGGGCTACAGTTCATCCCGTCGTTCACCTTCGCTACCGCGAACGCCAGCGACTCTGTACTGGTTCGCGAATTTACCCTCGAACGCGTCTAGCCTGCTCAAGATCTAATGCAAGCAGCCAAGAACGAACTCGGGGCTAAGTCAAAGAAACTCGCCGGGATCAACCTCTCGGCGATTCATGGCGAATCCGGCACCGGCTTCGAAAAAGCTGGTGAGCGGGGCGAGTTTGAATGCGGGAACTGCGAATACTTCAATGCGGAAGATGGCGCGTGCTCCCAGAAAGACATGATGAAACGCTCCAAGCAGCCCCGGCTGAAGGATGGACGGATCAGTGTCGCTGCGGAGGATTGCTGCAGCTTTATTGAGCGCATCGGTAAAGACAAGGACGAGGACTAAATGTCCAACAACTACAACAGCCAGCCCATCGTAATCACCACCACCTTTACCGGCTGGAAGGCAAACCAAACCCTCTATGGCTCGGCTACTGCTGCGGTCGGCATCCGGCCGGTGAAGATTGTCTGGACTGGCCGCACCGCGTCCACTACCAACAGTTTTTCTATTCAGGACACCAAGACGAGCAACACCTATTTCCAGGGTCAGATTGTGGATGGGGCTAACCCGCAGGATATCGAATATGACCTGGAAGGCATGGGCTTTGCTTGGCACGACTTTCAGGTGCCCACACTTAGTTCAGGTACGCTTCTGATCTGGTACAGGGTATAAATGGCACTCGCATATAGTCACCAAGGAACTGCCCAGGTCGCGTCCGCGCAAAGCTGTAATCCATCGGTAACGATCAACGCAAACGACACCGTGCTGGTGTTCGTCGCGGACACGAATAACTCCACCTTCACGGTCACCGACACTGGGGGCAGTGTCTACACCAAAATAACCGGAATCAGCAACACGCCTGCCGTCCAGGTTTTCGCTACCGCCGCTTCGTCAGCTCTGGCCTCGACTTCGGTAACCGCGACTACTGCGGCGGCAGCGGAAAGAATTTCGGTTGCGGTCGTTACCTACACCGGCGTTAAGGCGCTCGGAATCTCGGGCACCAATACGGGCAGCAGCACTGGGCCAACCCTTTCTTTGGGTACGCAGGACAGCGGCAACTTCATTGTTGCCGGATTTGGCTGGTTCAACAGCGCCGCCAATTCGGCCTCGGCCAGCGTGGGGAATCTTCGCGCGAACGCAGCCGCTAGCGCAACGCTAACCGGCGTCGCGGCGGCTGATAATACGCCAGCTACTGGCTTACCGTCCAATCCGGTTACCGACACCATCACGCTCGGCACCAGCACGACTTGGCCTGCCGTGGGCGTTGAGCTGCGCACCGGCACGGCTAACGCCTACAACGCTACGCCTCTGCTCGTGAATCAGCCCCAGAGCACTGGTTGGCGATCACTCCAAACTATCTACGCTTCGACAACGTCCCTAGGCATTCATCCCCAGAAGGTAGTTTGGAGCGGGCGCGCTACCGGAACTAACTCCTTCCTTATTCAAGACCCCAAGGATAGCACCGTGCTGCTTCAAGGCCAGAGCATAGATGGTTCGTATCCAGCGGATATCGAGTACGACTTCGAAGAGATGAACGTCTCTTGGCGTGACTTCAAAGTCCCCACCCTGACATCTGGAATTTTGCTTATCTACTACAACAACAAGGTGTAAGAAATGGCCGACCGCGTTCGGTCCGCTATGGGCGGACCAAGGAAAAAGAAAGCTAAAAGCAAAAGAAAAGGCGGGCGGCATGTGCACGAGATGCGCATCCGGCACGCCGCTAATGGCGGCTACATTGTCCGCCATGAATTCAGGCCCCGGCCGGGCGAAATAGCGCAAGAGCCGGAAGAGCACGCCGTGCCCGATCTCGCCGCCCTGCAAGACCACGTCGGCGAGCATATGGAAACGCCTCCGCCACAAGCTCAGGGTCCAGGCGGCATGCAACCTGCGGAGGCGCTTGCTTGATGCTTCCCACTAACGCCGCAATTCGCAATCTCGGGCCAGAACCGCGTGAGCCACGCCCACGCGCTCCGATTGGAACGCCGGAACGACCGGTGTCACCGACACAGGTGCTGGGGCGACCCACAACGACAGCGCTTCCGCCAGCCTTCCAGAAAGGCGGCCGGGTAAAACGCACCGGCTGGGCGAAGGTGCATAAAGGCGAGCGAGTTGTGCCCGCCGCTGCCAGCGCTTTAGGTGCGGGCAAGAAACGATCCTACCCCAAGAGTAAGCGCGCCAAAACCAAAGTTCAAAAAACCATGCGTGAATGGAAGGCAGGCACGCTTCACAGTGGCAGCAAGAAAGGCCCGGTAGTGAAGAACCAGAAGCAAGCCATCGCCATCGCGCTTAGCCAAGCGCGCAAGAAAAGCTGATGTACCAGGACTATAAGCTCAAGATGGTCGCGGTGAGGTTTCGCTGCGGGCACATTGGCAAAATCGCAACTCCCTCGGTCCAGGACCCTGCAGGAGTTCTGCTAGATGTCCACCAAGACATCATCGGCGGCAAAATTCAAGGATTAGTTGATTTTCCCTACACCGATTGCTTCAAGTGCGCGAAGGAAAAAGCCAGCCAGTGACCGCATCAGTTACAAGTTCGGGCGGCATGCCCAACCTGAACGCAACCTATTACGGTGATCGCGCCACATCAGCACTCGGTCGGCGCAGAAAAGGCGGTCGCGTAAAGAGCAGAAAGCGCGGCAGGCGCGGTGCGACCGTGAAAGTAAAGATCAAGGGAACTGCCCGAGCGGTGCAGAAGGCAGCTCAGCAAATCGCAGGAGAAAACAATGGCAGCAGCCAACGAACTGGGTAAGGGCCATTCCAAAGCGCACCCCGGCTTCAAAGCCGTGCAGGCAAAGATCGCCAAGCGCTACGGCAAGGAAAGGGCAGGTGCGATCCTAGCCTCGGCCACTCGAAAAGCCAGCGCAAAGGCTAAACGCGCTAACCCAAGGCTAAAAAGGGTCAAGGGCAAAGCATGAGTGAACGTTACCGCACGCGGCTCGAAAACGAAGCCGCCCTGGTCAAACTGCTCGAAACCTTCGATGAGGATAGCTGCGTATACGCACTCTCTGGCGGCTATCCCCTGATGGTCGAAGTGATGCGCCAGAATGGCCGGGTAACCATTCGCCAGATCGATTAACATGGGCTTGGCAGTGACGCCCTGGCTGATCCTGAAAACCCAGTACGGATCGCCAGCGGACATTCCAGACGATAAGCTCTATGCCGCCATTGATGAAGACGAGAGCCGCGCCGCTCTGGCTAAGAAGCGCGATGACTTAGGCCCAGACGAATATCTAAACTGGCTTCTGCAGCAGGACTTCGCGGGCGAGACCCGCCGCCGGGTTAAATCGGATCTCTACTTCCTGGCTAGATATTTTGGCTGGGAGACCAACCCGGAAAGCGCTAACAAGAGCTTCAAGGACAATCAGGTTTGCGAGCACGTCCACCGGCGCTTGTGCAACTTGTTCGTGCGCAAAAGCGATCTGCGAACCATCGCTCAGCAAGACGCTTTTTCGAAAAGCCGGGTTATCCTCTATCCGCGCGGATCGTTCAAGAGTACTATCGACGTGTACGATGCCGTGCAGTGGATACTGAATTTCCCCGAAATCCGCATTCTTTTTCTGACCGCCGCAGATGATCTGGCGGTGGGCTTTGTTGATGAGACTAAGGGCCATTTCGTAGAACGCCTGTTTCAACCCAGCCTGATGAATCTGTATTTTCCTGAGTACTGCCTCAGCGAGAAAGATCTGGCCAAGGAAACCTCTTTCCAGTTCACTTGCCCGCTGTGGAAGCGTCAGGGCAGCCGCCGCCGGGAAGCGACGGTGATGTCGGCCTCGATCACTTCAACCCTTTCCGGGTTTCACTTCGAGGTGATAAAGGGCGACGACGTAGTTTCAAACCGAAACTCCGAAAACGAAGACCAGTGCCGCAAAGTTACTAAACAGATCAATGTCAGCGTCCGCAAGATGCTGCGGCCGTTTGGTTACTTTGACGCCATCGGGACCCGCTATGCCGACGAGGATTATTACGGCGAAGTCCTGGAGAAAAACGTCGGTGAACTCAAGCGCGAATCGGGACCGTGCTGGGAAACGATTGACAACCTGGCTACGGGCCTCAAAATCCTTATCGGTCGGGCTTGGGAAGTCAAGCCGGAAGTCCGGCGGGAAATCGAGAGCGGCAAGCTCAGCGCGTCGAACCTGGCGGCGGAGCATTACGATCTGCTTTTCCCCGAGGTCCTGAGTTACTCGTTTCTTCGCCAGGAGCAGGCGCGCGACGAGATTTCCTTCGAGGGACAGTACAACCAGAACCCCCGACCGGCCAGCACCACGCCCTTTCCGCGCGTCCTGCTGCTGAAATCTACTGTACCCTTCGAGGAAATGCCTTTTCGCGGGCCAATTTCTCAAACCTGGGATTTCGCGTTTAGCGCCAAGAAGGGCCGGGATTACTCGACGGCATCGAGCGCCATCTGGAACGATAAGGGCGTCTGTTTTATCACGGACCTGATTCGCGGTCGCTTCCTGCATAACGATCTGGCGAAAGCAGTGGTGGAATTCGCGTTGAAGTGGCGGCCATTTGTCATCGGCATCGAAGACGCGGCCGGTTCGAGACTCTTAGAATCCGCCATCATTGCCGAAGCGCAGCGCACCGGCAATCCTTCAGTTATTGCGGTTTGCAGCAGGATTGATTGGATCACTCCGGACAACCAAAAAGACGCGAAGCGCATGCGCATGGCCTCGCTCCATCCTTGGTTGATGAATAGCCGGATGAAGTTCGCGGCCTACTTGCCGCACCTCGACGCGCTTTACAGCGAGTTTGAGCGCTGCCTGTTTAGCCACCATCACGACGACATCCCGGACGTAATTTCGAGACAGACGAAATACGCTCCGGCGATGACACAGTTGATCGAGAAGATGGATATACAGACGGGCACGCGGGCGGATGCGGCCTGGCACCTGCTTTTCGAGGAAGGCTACGCCTCGCCGTGTACCGGCTTCCTGCTGGAACACAATCCGGAGACCGGCGAGATGACGTGGCAGACGCAGCCCGTTCCCTATCCCATCGTCAACCCAGGTCCGGAGATTGGACCTCCGGCAGAAGTTCCCGCCCCTGGGCTAGACCCGATCTTAGGGTCGGGAATCTGCGGATGACGTTTTCTCGCTAACCCACTAAGGCTGCCTCATTAGTCCTGGAAATTCCTTCTCAATCTGTCTGGCTAGAAAGTCCTCACACTCAGCGGGCGAGCCTTCAAATAGTACATCGAAATTCTTCTCGCCGAGGTGACGCGCGATCTGGAAGCGGCCCTGCGGTGTAAGATTGCGCACAAAATTCGTTGTAATGCCGTTGGCTATTACTTGGCTTGGGTAGGGTGGCACGGAGTCGAGTTTCATTTTCATTTTCCCGGTTCGCACCTCAGCTCTACTTCATAGCCGCCTATATTGGGTTCAACGCTGCCCCATGCGTTCACGGTAAATTTTCCCTTGCAATGTATTGTTTTGAGGTCGGCGGTGTTGGAGTCAATGGATGACACATGACCATTGATGTCTGTAAGTTCGCTGTAGACTAGGGAGGAATAATCCATCGACGCGTGAACGGGCGTCGGTCTACGTAACACATTCACCCAAAGGCCTAGCGCGATTAACAAGAAGAAAATTTTCGTTAGCTTATCCATTGTAACGACTCCCTTCTCTTCGGCAGAGCTGAAACGTCTGCCCCACGCAATTAGAACACACCAATTTAGTGCAGTAAAGGAAAGAAAATGGCAAAGAATCCCCAACCCGATGACCGGACCATGAGTAAGCCAGGCGGGTATCGGCCCGTGGAAGACATAAATCAAGGACCACACGGCGCTCGTGGCGGCAAGGTGGCCGCTGGCCACGGACAGAATTCAGACGGCGGCGGCAACGATGACCTTGTCCCGCTCAACCCCATGCAGCACGATCCCTATCGTGCCAACCCGGCAGATTGGCCGGTTAAGGACGTGGATGCGGCTGACGGTCAAAGTGGTCCGACGGGTACAGCCGAGGGCAAGAACCTGCTCGTAACCCTCAGCGAAACCCAGGGCGGCCCGCGCTTCGTCGAGGATGGCGGCGCTGGATCGAGCGGGGCCGGAACTCCTACCGGCTGGCATGACGGCGGACGCTCCGCCAAAATCGCGGCCGCTTTCCCCATCCGCACCAATGATGGTGAGGCCAACCAAGAGGGCGGCGAAATCCCCATCGCAGAGAGTGTCAACCTAATGACTGGCTACATCGAGGCCAAGACGAAGCGGACAAGAGTGCAGGAAGTGCCAGAGGAAAAACTCTCCATCCCGTCTCGCTAAGGTAGGAAGGGCCAAGTTTGGCGTTACTCGAAAAGCCCCCCGTTGATCTCTACGGGCCGTTAAACCCAGAGGCAGCGAAAGAAGCGCTTGTCACCGGCAAGTGGGGCGACCAGTCTGCGCTACAGATGGTGGTGCAAGATGCGGTGCGCGCCGAGAACTTTGAGGCGCAAAAGCAGTGGGTGATGCAATGGCCCACCGCCTCTACCTTGTATCAGTCGCCGTTTGCGGCCCGCTATTGGGAAGGCACGCAGACTGAGCGGGCGAACGTTCCGCTATTCGTAGTGGCGACTGCGGTTAATTCCATTGTCCCCCAGGTCCTGAACGGCTTGTTCTATGAGAATCCGCCGTTCCTGATCCAGCAGCGACCAGGCACCAGAGCCATGGCCGCCCGCGCCGTAGGCGCTTTGCTGGCCTATCAGCTCGAAGATATCAACTTTCGCGAAGAGCTAAGGCTGGGCGTCACCAACGCGGTTCTGTTTGGCACGGGAATGTGGAAGTGGGGCTGGGAAACCTTTATTCGGGAACGCAAGGTCTACCGGCGCAAGTTGGAACCACTGTCGCTCCCTAGCGCCCTTCCGCAACAGTCGGATGTGCAGATTTTTGACGATGAAGAGGATGTCGAAGAAGAAGTTGTCGAAGAATATGTTGACCGTCCCGTCTTTGAGCATATCGTTAATCTTCGTCACGTCCTAGTCGATCCGGGCCTTAACGTGCCCGATATTCGCAAGGCGAAGTACGTTATCCACCGTCTCTATCTAACCTGGAACGATCTGAACAAGCTGCGCGACCGGCCGGGTTTCAATATTCCGACGCGGGAAGAGCTGTTGATGCTGTTCTTCCCTCCCAAGGAACCGGTCAAGTCCGCAGTTCCCGAAGTCTCCATTCGGAATCCCCTCTGGGACGCACGGGCGGAAGCTAGATTTGAAGAAACCACGATCGATCCCTTCAACCAGCCGCTTGAAGTGCTAGAACGCTGGGATAATGAAAAGTGCATTACTGTCCTGCAGCAGAAGCTGGTCATCTGTAACGATTCGAATCCTTACGGCGTCATTCCCTTCCTTTCGGTCGGCTGGTGGGATGTTCCCGAAGCCTTTTGGAGCCTCGGCCTGGCCAAAACGATTGGCTCGGAACAGCGGTTGCAGCAGGGAGTAACCAACCTTTGGCTGGATAATGCCGCCCTGAATCTCAATGGCGTGTATGTGCGGGTGCGCGGCAAAAGCGTCCCCACGCAGAGCATTCGTATCGCGCCGGGTAAGATCGTCGAAGTCGATAACAAAGATGACTTCAGGGTCCTGGAACGCCTGCCTGCCGTTCCCGAAGCGGCGCAGCATATCACCATGTCGGCGCAGCGTGCCGAGCAAGTTTCCGGGGCAAACGAGATGGCTATGCAGGGCATCGCGGGCGCGAGTGGGCATTCCAATGCCGCCCGATCCGCGACCGGCGTCAGAGAGCTTACCGCCGGAGCCGGAAACCGCACCGCCGACTTTGTGGAAAAACTGGCTAATCAAGTCATCATCCCGTTTCTCTACGCGGCGCACGAGCTGAATCGCGCCCTCATGCCTATGGCTAGCATGCGCTACATCCTGGGCGAGGAGCTGCAGCACGAATTCATGAAGGCCAAAGGGGATCTCATGGAGCTGCTCAACGCTCGCGTGAAATTCTCTATCCTGGCCGCAGCGAAGATGCAGGCGCGCCGCAATATGGCGCAAGCCTTGCCTATCCTGGTGCAGTTCCTGACCAACGAGCAAACTACCGAACAGCTTGCCGTCGCCGGTTACCGGGTCGACGTGCCCGAGATCATGCGCATGTTCTTCGAGGTTTCCGACTGGAAAAACTTCAATGACGTTGTCGTAAAGATGAACGCGGAAGAACAGCAGCGTTACCAAAGTATGCTTCCCGCCGCGCAGGCCAACGCCCGCACCCAGACCCAGATTCAGGCGCAACGGCAAATGATGGATCAGAAGCATCAGCACGCGATGGAACTGGTTGACCTGGAAAATATGGACCGCGCCGGTCGCGAAGTCCTTCGTCACGATCTGGAAGCTGCCGAAACCCCCGAGACCTTGACCGGTGGTCCGGGAACATTGGGCTTCGGCTCAACTGCCTAAAGGCTTAAAAGGAGCGCTATGTATCAAGGTGTGTGTCCGCATTGCGGCTATTGCCCGTACTGCGGCCGCAGAAACTATCCGTATTATCAGCCCTATCAGCCGTACTGGTATTGGGCTTCGTCTAACCCGGCAACCGTCAACATGGGCGGCCTGCAAGGTGCAAACGACCCACAGATGCAGTGCAATCACTCCGACGTAAATGCCCAGAGCGACTGAGGAATTCCTTAAGCAGATACAGACCATAAATGGTCGAGGTCTGAGCGGCGAGGAGCAGGACGAGATCGAGCGCTGGCAGAAAGGCCGCGACTTGGCTCATGTAGTCAATTCGCCTGGCTGGGACGTTGTCCTGGAAATGCTGCGCAGTTATGCCGCCAAGGAGACCGAACGTTTGGTTAATACCGATCCGGGCGACAAGGACGCCGTCCTGGCGGCACACGCTACCGCCTTTGCCGCCAGCCGTATCTTCACGTTATTCGTCGAGGACGCACAAAACCTAATCACCCAAACCTCGACCGTACCGGAGCCGGTTAAAGAAGCCATGCGGCACAGTCCGGTGCCCCCAGAGAGTTTATAGCAAAGTACCCGCAAAGGCCGGATTGCCTTTAGGAGAATGCAGTGGCCACACCTTCACAATTTGTACCCGTCGATTTAGAACGCCTAAACCAACCGCAGAATCCGCAGGTCCCGGCAGTACCTGATGGGTTTGCTGATGAACTGTTCGCTCCGCTAGACACAAGACCGGAACCGATAGAGTTACCAGATGGGTCTGCGGCGCAACCGGCCGCAGCCCCCGAAGCACCGGCCATCCCGGCTCTGCCGCCAGCGGCGGCACCGGCCGCGCCGCCTGCACCACAGCCGGAAGTCATTACCTACGATGATGGCTCCTCCCTCACGGTTGAGAAAACCAACAAGGGCTGGAGAGCCATCCTTGATTCCGGAGCGGCTAATGCCGAAATCTTTTACGGCAAGACCAAGGATGAGATGTGGACTAACGTCGCCGCTGGCAAGATTAACGCCACCCGCAAGATCCGCGACCTGAACCGCAAACTCAAGCTCACCGCCCGTCCTGAAGCCGCGCCCGCCGAGTCAACCGAGGTTGTGCCCCAGTTGCGTAACCTGACCGCCGACGAAATCTACGAAATTAAAAATCAGCTCAACACCGATCCCGCCCTGGCCTTCGACACCTATTTCCAGAAGCGCTCGGGACTGACCATAGAACAACTGGTAAGCCTGGCCAGCGAAGGCCGCTTGGCCAAGAAGGAATTAGAAGCTGAATCGGTCGCTCGCGTTTTCAAGGCGCGTCATCCCGAATATGTCATGTGCGATGAGAACTATAAGGCCATGGTGGGATGGCTGGCGCGCTACAGACTCAATCGGACGCTGACCGACACCAACCAAAACGAAATCATGAACCTCTTGTACGACCGGGGTCACTGGACCCCCGAGAGCCTCGACGAGGCTTTCGAAGATCTTGCCCAGGATGGATTGCTTGAGCTGGATCTTGAGGAAGAAGAGGAAGAACCAGAGACTGCGCCCCCAGCGCAGCCTGCCGTTCCCGCCCCCAATCCGCGCATTGCGAACGTGCGGGTGGGACAGAGAGCGGGCCTTGGCATCCGCCAGCGCGAAACCACAACCGCGCGCCAGCCGGATAGCGAACAGCCGCCCTCAGACGAAGATTTTGACCGCATGAGCGACGCGGAGATCACGGCTCATTTCGCCGCTGTCCGCCGCCATGTAAGCCAAAGTCGGCGCTAAAGGAATGTAGCAACAACGAGGTACTACTTTGGCTTATTCACCGGCCTCAATTCTGACCTCGGGTGCATTGCCCAACCTTGTAGCCATTTACTATGAGCGGCAGGCAATTCCCAACCTGAAGGCCCAGACCCCGTTTATGAGCATGACGAAGCAGAAGCCGCTTCCTCTGCGCTCGGGGAACCAAATTCAGTTTTTCACCTATTCGCTCCTGAGCGGCAACACTAACCAGGCTGCGGAAGGTACTGTAGGCTCGCCGATCACCGAATCTTCGACGAAGATCATCGCTACCATCGGCCAGTATGCCGATTTTATTAACTCATCCGACCTGGCAATGGACGTGGCGATCGATGATCCGTCATTGCTCCAGAACCTGGCGACCGAGCTGAATTATCGGCTGGCCCTCACCCTCAACTCGCTGGTTCAGCTTACCGCAGACGCCTCTACCGGCGTAGATGGCACCGTTAATATTCAGTTGGCGAACGGCAGCTATCTTACGGCCAACAATATCCGTACGGCGATACAGCAGTTGGCGGGCGTCAATGCCCGTCCGCTGACTAAGGACGGCTACTGGGGCGGAATCATTCATCCCCTTGTGGTCCACGACGTGCTGAATGATACCAGCTTCAACGGCCTGTCCGACATTCTAAAACGGCGGGATAGCGGTATTGACAAGCTGCTGGCCCCGCTGGCCAATGAGGATGTGATCGAATTCGCGGGCTGCCGCTTCAAGCAGACCACCACTGCGCCCAGCGTCACCATCAGCTCGAATACGTACTACAACACGTATGTCTTCTCTGATGATGCAATCTTCTCCGTATTCCTGGGAAAGAATCCCGAGAGCGGCGAGAAGAACTACCGCTTGATGGTGCAGGAAGCTCCGGCGCAAGGCAGCGTTAGCGATCCCGCGCGTCAAATCGGCGGCTGGGTCAGCTATAACGTGAAATACACCAACACGCTTCGTCCTGGTTCCACGATGGTTATCCGTCGTCTTCAGAGCGAAACCAGCTCCAGCTAACTGCTGGACCCTAGCGGGGCGTGATTGCAGCGCCCCGCTTTCGGAGATTCCCGAGTATTGCCCCGTACTTGGAATGAGGTTAACGGGCGGCGGCCGCAAAAACCCCGACGCCTCCCCCGAGCTTAGATCACATTGATCCCCTCGCAAAGGATGCGCCCAGGGAAATGTGTTTGTGATTTTCCACCAAGCCAACCGCCTAAAGAACGACGCAGGTCTCGTTGGACTAAAGGCGCTGGTCGCATGGCTAATCTCCCAGAACCGCGCTAGACCACGCAGTTTTGGACCGCCCAATAACTTCAAAAGGATATCCAATGGCTATTACAGGCACTCTTACCGGCAACATCACCATGACCGACAACCTGTCGGGAAGCGTCCAACTCGCAAAAGCCCTCAACTTTCAGTATGTCGGCACCATCTTTGAGTATTCCCAATCGCAGTACATCGGCACCACCGCCACGACGGTAAACTTGCCGCTAAGTCCGACGCAGCTCTGTTACATCAAGAATCTCAGCACCAGTGCGACTGTGAGCGCGACTTGGACGCCGCAGGGCGGGAGCAGCGCTAGCATCGTCACCCTACAGCCGGGCTCGATGATCGCCTTCACTGAGACCAACGCCACCAGCGGAATTAGCGCATTATCCATCACCGCATCTGCCTCGTCCACTCCGATCGAGTACATACTGCTGGGATGAAATCAATCAAGCCAAACACTACGGCGTGGACGCCCCAAGCGCATAAGCAGTTGATGTTCGAGCAGCGCGAGGCGCATCTGGGGCCATTAACCGCAGAAGTTTTGCGGGATCTGGCGCGCAACGAGTCCGCCCCGCATGAATGGCGCAGGGCTGCCGTTGAGATCCTGCTCGACAGGCAGGCTTCCTATGTCAGTCATCCTGATCTGGCTGCCTTAGTTGCGGAAATCCGGCTTGCGGAAGAGTGCGCGCGACAAGCCGCGAGAAGTGAGGTTGAATCCATTGTAGAGTCAATCATCGCCGAGCCGCCCCCTGAAGAAGCCGCGCCCGCGCCAGTTTCTGCTGGTCCTTTCGCTGCATCTGTAACCACGGCGGCTCTTGCCCGGAACGAAAGTGGCTAATTCCGAAAAACACGTTCTCGTCTACCTGGCGCGTCATGGCACGACAGATCTCAACCTGCATCACGCCTTTCGCGGTCCCGTTGACGCACCGCTGGATAAAGCGGGTACGCGGGACGCAAATACTCTGGCCTATTATTTTGAACCTATCGATGTTTCTCTGATCGGCCATTCTGGCAGGAAGCGCACCCGCGATACCGCCAAGCTGATTGCAGACCGGAAAGGTTACCCGCACCAAGAACTGCTTGATAATCCGGGATTGCAAGCCTGGAATGTGGGCTACCTTGGCGGCAAACCGAAGAACGGCGAAAACCTGAAGGTCATTGATTATCACACCGCCAATCCAGATGTACCCATCCCGGAAGGCGAATCGCTAAATCATTTTAAGGTGCGGGTTCGACCGCTTTTGATCGACGCTATCGATCTGGGCGCGAGATCTGGGATGCCGGTGTTGCTGATTATCCATTCCAGCATCATTCATGAGGCTGGCACCATGATCGCCGGTTGTCATACGCGTGCGTTAGTTGAACCGGGCGGCGTGGCGGCGATTTACATACAAAACGGCAAGCTCGATGTCGAGCCGATCTTTAAGCCCAGGTTAGATAAGCAGACAGAGATCACATAAATGGCAGTTGACATATCGAGAGCCCTCGGGATCGAGGGCTACATGCAGGAAGGCGAATTGGAGTGGCTGGCCCAGCAGGCCGCTCAGCACAAGGTCATTGTTGAAATCGGCTCGTATTTGGGCCGCTCGACAAGGGCCATGGCCGACAATACTAACGGGATAGTCTATGCGGTTGATGATTGGAAAGGTCCGCGTGACATAGAAATCCCGGCGGAAGAGCGCGAACGATTGTTTGACCGCTTCATGGAAAACATGGACGGCCTGCAAGGCCGGTTGCAGGTAATCAAACAGGACCACGCCAATGCGACCGTAGACTGTTCGCCGGACATGGTCTTTATTGACGGCGACCACGACTACGAGAATGTAGTACGCGACATAAAACGCTGGCTGCCCCGGCTGGCTCCTGGCGGTTTGATCTGCGGCCATGATGCTTTCGACGAGGATGTCTCCCGCGCCTTCAAAGAAGTGCTGGGCGAAGATACGCCGGTCGTTCAGTTTACGACTATCTGGTATCGGGAAACATCTCCCCATCCGATGAAGCATATCCCATACGCCTCGCTTAAAGAGCCGAAGATAAGGACGGCGACCTTATCTATTTGTATTCCATTTTCCGGGCGCTTTGTTGCTCCGGAGTGGGCGATGTCGCTGGCTACTTTGTCGGTGCCCATGAATACGAACTATTCGTATTTCACGGTTAAGGGCATGAAGCGGGATGCGGCGCGAAATTACCTGTGCGAGCGAGCCCTGAACGTGGCTGCCAAATACATCCTTTTCTTGGATGATGACACAGCGCCGCCCTCGCATGCGGTGCATGAATTGCTCTACGGGATCGAGAATGCCGATGACGATGTCGCGTTTTGCGGCGGCATCTACTGCACCAAAACCTGTCCGGCGACGCCCATTGTCTCAAAAGATATTGGCGATGGCCCCTTTTGGAAGTGGAAAACCGGAGAGATCTTTGAAGCCAAAGTTGTCGGCACCGGCTGCATGCTGATAAAAGCGTCGGCCCTGGAAAAGATCCCGAAGCCGTGGTTCAAGGACATCAGCAGCATCAAAGAGGCGAAAGAAGCCGGTTTCCCAGTGCAGGAAGATTCCAGCGTGCTTTCTAACCAGTTCCACATGACTGACGACGTGTATTTTTCCAATAAAGTATACGACGCTGGAATGAGAGGCATGGCGCATGGCGGAGTGCTGCCCGTGCATTTTGACGACCGGGGCAACCCCTACGTTTTGCCCGAGGATTCATATCCCGTGCGCCACGGCTCAGTCTCGCCTTATCAAGGCTTCGGATTCGCCTTGGTAAGAGCCAAGGACATGAAGAAAGATGTAGCTATAAACGAAAAATCCGAAATACAAGTTCATTAAGTGCCGCCCGCTGCTTGGGGCCTCGAAAAATCAAAAAACTCTCAACCCAAAGGTAAATCAATGAATTCCGATTCGTTTCTTGTGCTACGAAGCGACTATCCCAGCGGGCACCCGTTTCAGCTTCAAACTTTGACCGGGAGCACCACGGCCGAACAGTTGTTTCTGGTCACCGGATCGACCACGGCGGTTGTTCAGGCTCTAACTCAGGGCACAATCGTTGGCTCGATGGGTCCCTTCGATCCGAATATTCCGCAGGCTCTGTCAGGCAACCCAATCGCTATGGGCGCTTACCAGGGCCGACCCCGGCCGTTTTTCCAGAGCAGCTCGTTTGATGGTCGCGCCTTTCGTATCCGGGCTACGGGCAAATATAACAACCAGGCCGCAACCACCAATGCCCAGACGGTGACTTTCTACATCACTCAAGGCAATGCCGCCAGCTCCAGCAAGAGAATTGCCTCGGTATCCAGCGGCACCAACCTAGCCTCTGGCCCTTGCAATTTCATTGTTGAGGCTACGGTTTTGTGGGATTCCGCGATGCAGGTTCTGGCGGGCGAGTTCTGGGGCAACATCACCAATGGCACCACCAATGCCTACACCACGCGCGCCGGTCTCGCCAACCTGGTCGGCGTTAGCGCCTATACCGGACTGCAATTCTGCTGCTCGATAGTGTTTGGAACATCGAGCGCGTCTTCGACCGCCAACCTGGTCGAGTTCTCGATGGAACAAGTCTAAATGCACGATCTCGAAGATCCGGCCAACATTGTTTCGCAAGAGGTCGTTGAATCCAGCGATCTGCTGGGCAAAGAGTGTATTGGCTGCCTTCGGATCTTGGGCTACGAATTCTTTGACCGTGACAGTTCTTACCGCGATGGCCGCAAGGACTTATGCACTTTGTGCGCGCACTCGCCCCGGCTCAGCATTGAGGAACACACCGCCCGCCTGCGCGAATCCAACAATAGTTCCTATACGGTCAGGGCGCAGCGCTGGGAACATCAGGATGAAATCAGGGATGAACGGGCGGCATGGGGTAGGTTCCTGTCTTCGTCGGACCTGATAAAACGGTTAAGGCAGTTAATTCCCTCGCTCTACGTGACCGAGGGAAGAATTGCGGGCGATCTGGCCATCTTCCAGACGGCGGCATCGCCACGTCCCGATTGGAGCGACAGGAATTTTCGCTACCTCTTCTACTGCCCGACCGGTATCCTGCCGGAATATTCGCTCTACGAATTCGAATCCGCGCGCGACGTGCCCGTACGCGAAAAGCTGCGGGGCTGGCGCACTGTGCTGCTACGCCTTATAAAGTCCGGCCTCATTAGCGAAAAACAGTGTGATGAATCGTTTGGCGAACCCTCCGGCGGGCCGAGAAGGGCTAGGTGGCGTCGCCAACTGTATGAGTACCGCAATCAAGTGAAGGCAGATTAACCGATGTGGCGGATTTCCACAGGAGAAGGAAGCATGTCAGAAGTGAAAGCAGAAGAAAAAACCGAGCAGAACGAGGCCCGTAAGGGCAAGATGGCGCTCAGCGTTGACGAACTGCAGACCATCATTTCCGCGTCCGTTAGCAACGCCCTGGAGCAATCCAGCAAGATCATGGCTAACGCTATTTTGGAAGCGCGTAAACCATACGTCGATCCGGGGCGAGAAGAAAATGAACGCAGGCAGCGGGAACAGAGCCGCGAAGCCTATGAGCGCATCAGGGCTGAGATCGAGGCCAGTTATAAAACTTGTCCCCACCTGCAGGGATCAAATGCCCTGAGCGAGTTTCAGGGACAGCTTGGCTCATTCGTTCTGCACCAGCTTGATACCGGGGTTATCGTGGGCATCTGCACCAACTGTCAAAAGCAGATCTGGAGTAACAATCCAGAAGACCACGAATATTTCCGCCGCAAGCAGGCCAACCGCATCTCCCGAGCCGGACAGCGCGTCTTTCTTAACCCCGTCAAGGCGCAGGCCGCGCGATAACAATCAGAAAGAACCGTTAAGGGCGGGGTAGGAATTCATCCTGCCTCTTTTTTTTAGGACTATGGCCAATCCTCCCAACTCTACGAACACGCTGCAGCGCACCATTACTGTCACTCAGCAGTTCGTGCGAAATGCTCCTTTGGTGTTTGCTGGGATCAATGACCCGGCATTCACCATTGGGGACTGGGTGCGCCAATTCATACTGGGACCGCCCTTCGCCTGGCGATGGAATCGGCAAACCGCAACCTTTCTCACCACGGCTCAGCAGCCAACCCAGGATTACCAGCAGTTGCTTCCGCAATTTGGATGGCTGGAAAAAGCCACAGTCACGGATAATACCGTCAGCCCCGCAATAGTTCACGAACTTGAGGTTGTGCTGAACCTGGGCGAAGAGACGCAGCCGAATCTGCCGACGCGAATTGCCGCGCGTCTGGATGACGGCAATGGCAACATCACCTTCCGGCTTATTCCGCCGCCAGACAAGATCTATACGGTTACGCTGACTTATCAACAGTCGGCCGGGCTGTTCAAGAACTTGACCGACACCTGGGCACCGATTCCGGACTATCTGTCATTTCTTTACAATACCGGCTTTGCCGCTAAGACTTATGAATATCTGGCTGATGGGCGATTCGGCCCCTTGCTTAGCACTTTTCTCCGTCAGGTAGTGGCTACCAATGGCGGCCTCAGCGAAAGTCAGGTAGCTATCTTCCTTGCCGACCACGTGGTGGCAGCTAACACCATACAGTCCGGCGTTCAAGCTACCCAAATCGGCAGACAAAACAGGAGTTTGCTGTAATGGCCAGCACCATCACCCTGCAGCAATTCGCTGACGATATCAAATCGTATCCGGAACTAAATCCGCTGTTTGGGGCGGGCGGATGGACGCAGCGGCCGTTCTTGAATGTCGCCAATGACGTGATACAGCGCATCCTGGCGCAGTCTTTTGACTGGAAATGGAATCGCGGTTACGTCCCGCCGATTCTGACGGTCGCGCTACAGCAGGACTATGTCACCCAAATTACCGACATGGGGTGGATGGAGGGAGCCTGGCGCTGCGATATCAACAACTGCGTCAACACCGGGAACCTTGCGCCGAAGCCGATTTTTACGATGGAGGCAGTGCGCGATCTCGGCCAGACCTCGTATCAGGCGAACCCATTCAATATTTCCTTTATTCCGAACTCGCTCGCTTTTTTGGGCCAGTGGCAGGCCAATACCGCGATTCCATGCAGCTACGGCGTAGCTATGACGCCGATGAGCCCCATCCAGCAATTTATGGACGGCAACGGGAACATTCTTTACATCAACAGCACCGTTCTGAAACTCAACATCAATAGCCCAGGCTTCAGCACGGGGCCGATTACGCTACCGCCGGGAAATCCATACGGTGTCACAGGGAGCGTACAGCCTTCGGCCCCGATTAACGCAGCGGCGGGCACGACCGTGCTGGATGGTACGGTCACCTGGACAGTGGCAAATCCAAATGGTTATGCCATGCGGCTGGCCCCCCTGCCCGCCTTTTCAGGGCTGGCTTGGCTTGTATTCCCCGTCTACCAAAGAAAGCCGCCCACCCTTACTAGCCTGCAGCAGACCATCGCGCCCATACCAGACGAATTTGCTTATCTATTCCGCCAGGGCTTGCTGGCGCTTCTCTACGAACACGCCGGTTCAAAATCCGCTGGCGAATCCTATGCTAAATGGGAAGAGGCGCTGATGATCGCACTGCGCGGCGCTGACCGCGAACGCGAGGATGCGCAGTTCTACCCCAGTGAAAGTCTCATGGGTGGTGGGCCGTATAAGTACGGGATGCCCATTGGTCCCGCGTGGCCATTTGACTACTGGGGCCAATAGCGGCTTAGCAGAATATTTGAGGCGGCACCAAGCATAATGGCTAACCAGATCCAGCTCGCGGGCGCGCAATCAGCTAAGCCGGTGCGCTTCGCGCCGATTTTCACCAATCGGTTTTTCCAGGGTTTGTGGACGCAGCGTAATCCCATGCGCGATGCCGGATCTACGCGCATCGAAGAAAAATTTTATGGGGTTCGTGGCGATGCCATGATTGCGGGTTCAAACGTTGAAATCAGCAATCGCCTTACGCCCATTCGACGCCCCGGCAATTCTGTCTACAACAGCTCAACTTTCAGCGCGGTCGATTATTTCTACGAATTCCGCTTGTTCAGCGGGAGCACCGAGACCATTAAGGTGATGGTGGATACGCCTTCCACACTTTATGACGGAACCGGTCCTTCGAATCAGGTCGCTATATTTTCTAAGAGCAGTGGCGCGGGTCAGACTTATATGCAGGGCGTGGCCAATACGCTGTACTTTGGCGACGGGATTGACCAGAAGAAATGGCTGCAGACGCTTACCAGTTGGGCGGCGAGCACTTCGTATTCGATTAACAACCTACAGACCTTCATTATCGACAGCAATGGCAACATTGAGCAGATCATCGCCGCTGCTATTACCTCGATCAGCAACGTCACCATCGCTTCGGGAGTGCTCAGCCTAACCGTAGGTTCGACTGTGAACATCACAGTTGGCCAGCAATATCCGCTGTGGGGATTAACTACGGCGACCTTCTTAAACGGTATAGTCATCACCGTCACCAGCGCTTCCGGCACCACCGTCCAGGCCAGCACTAGTCATACCAATTACAGCTCGGCGGCGGATACCGGAGTTATTGCCCAGCTTCAAGGCGGAACGCCGACTAGCGGCACCGGCGCGCCGACTTGGAATACATCCAGCGCTGCGCCCAGCAATACCACGATCGATAATACGGCGGTTTGGGCGAATCGCGGCAGCCCGGTTCAGAACTGGGGTATTGCCGGACCAAGCGTTGCCCCAACCGTCAGCGTTGGCGCTTCCGCGACCGGATGGCGGGCGAATACCTTCTACAGCAATGCGAACGTAATTGTTGATTCAAACGGCGGATTGCAGCAACTCACTACCGCCGGGACTTCCGGAGCGACTGCGCCAAGCTGGCAGGCGGCAAATTCCGGTGTCGGAACCACAACTAACGATGGTACGGTGGTTTGGACAAAACTGCAGACGGCCGCGTCACTTACCTGGGCGGCGCATACTGCTTACAGTATTCCCCAGTTCCTGGTTGCCAATATCTCCGGCACCAACTGCCTGTTTCAGCTTCAAACCCCAACCGCCATTGTCCAGTTTTACGGAAGCGTCACGGCGAACTTCTATCCTCATAATTCCGTCTTTGCCGGTCAGTGCGAACTGCGAAATCCGGCCGATAACTCGAACAATCCCGGTTATGGTGCCTACACTTTGCAGCAGTCAGCCTTGGGGTCAAGCATCCTTTTCAATCCTCCCCAGTACAACGGCACCGCCGATCCCAATGTTGAGCCCATGGAGTGGGCCACACTCAACGGAGCGGGTGAGATTACTGGCTATACCGTACCCTGGACTGGCGCAAACCAGAACTATACGGCGATTGTGCTGGCTAGCTTGGTCATCCCGACCGCCGGAACTTATACCTTCACCATCAACCATGACGACGGCATGTACTGGGCGGCGGGAACGGGCGTCGTGAACCATGCTACGCCCCAGTTGATTTCCGGCCCCACCAGCTCAGGAGCGCCCTATCCCTCCAAAACCGCGCAATATGGTTACGCCTTTAGCGGCTTGAGCACGGTCGGGGCCAACAATTCATCTGGAAATTATAACGACACTTACGTTGTTAACTTCCCCTCTGCCGACACCTACCCCATCGAGATCGATTACTGTCAGTGGCAAACCAAACAGCAGCTTTGTCTCTACGTGAACGGTTACACACCGGTCACGCCGCCCATCGAAAGTGATACTACGCAACCAAGCTGGCCAGCCTGGACGACCACCTTTGCCCCCGCCTATCCCACCGTCTATGAGGCGCAGAACCAGCTACCCTGGAGGAATGTTGGTCCAGTCAGTGATTACTCCTGGAGGGCGCAGACCCGCTATGTGCTGACGCCGACTATCGTCGATGCTAATAACAACATCGAGGATGCCTATGAAGCAGGGGCGACGGGCACAACTCAGCCGCTATTCGCAAGTGGGATTAACCAGCTTACCAAAGACAATCCGAATCTGACTTGGATCAATCAGGGGCCGTCTTCTGCGCCAGCCGTAGGCACACTTAGCACATTTAACGGGGGCTGGTCATACACCCTGGCCCTGGTCAACACTTTGACCAACACCGTGTCTAACGCCAGTCCGGTAAGTGCGGCGACAGGGAATTTCATCGGGGCCACGGGCGTAACCATCAACGGCGGGCTGCCTGCGAGCGTTGACCCCCAGGCCGATTATGTCGCCATCTTCCGCACCCAGGACGGCGGGGCAGGCTGGTATCTCATCCCCGGCGTCCAGAACTCGATATATACGATTCCACTGGCGCAATATCAGGCCAATGGCTTCGTTGACACTACCCTGGATTCCGGGCTGAATATCCTGATTCAGGCACCGCTGGCCAGTCAAAACACCCCGCCGCCATCGGGACTCATCAATCTAACTTATCATCTGAATCGTATCTTCGGCAGCGCCGGAAACACAGTTTACTGGAGCGTTGGGCCAAGCACCCCGGCGGGTAACGGGGTAGAGGGCTTCCCGCCACTGAATAGCGCCGTGTGTCCTTCATTAGTGAAGCGCATTGTGCCCACCAGTATTGGCGCTTTGGTCTTTACCGTTTCGGATATCTATCTAGTAGCTGGCCAGGGCACCGGCTCTAGCCTGTTGTTTTTGCAGCCC